TTAATTTATTCCTATATTTTCCAGCACTTCATCAATGAACATCGAGCGGTAGTGCGGGCAGTCAAGCACTCCTTTCCGTTTCGCTTCCCGATACACCTTTGAGAACAGCTTGGCTTTTTCTTGGACTGTTACTGGTATCTCCTCAATGGGTGTGGTCAGGAACCGACATCCCCATCCTTTGCAGGTCGGGGAGAGCTGACAGTAAGTTGATGTTGTGTACGTGTCTGCACATGAAGTAATATCAGTATTCATAGAAACGTATGTTCTTAATCTTTTCTTTTCTGATAGAGTCTCCGTATATTCTATATATAGAATTCAACTGATATGATTGCTAATACAATACAAATAAATAATTATGCAGTATATGTTATTTTTTGAATTTTTCCTCCAAATACATATCTCTAAGAGGGAGGCTTAATATGTAGCATATATCTCCAAGAGTTATGTCATAAGATTTATTTTCTCCATTTTCACCTGTGATAGTTATGGATGGAGCGTTATAAACAAAATCTTTAATTCCATTGAATATATCATTATCTGTAAAACCGGAGCATGCAAAATTGGCTGCGTTTTCTACGTCCAGTTCTGTTTTAGGATTCATGCTTTCTATTTTCGAAAAGAAGAAAGACTTGTGTTCGTTCAGGAATTCCATTCCGTGTATTTGGCTAAATATCTTTTCTCCTAATTCGTTTAATCTTCTTGGACTTTTTTTCATACTAAATACGTTTGCTGAATTTGGGAATTTTTGTATCAAGACGGCTTTGATTGCTGTAATGTCTTCTTTTATGCTATCAAAGTCTTGTTTCATTTGTTTGATGTCAGAAGACAATTCGTCAATCTTATTGTTTTTGTTTTGACAATCTGCATGTTTGGTTTTATCTTCCAGCACCTTGAACCGCGTGTAGTAAAATTTCATTACGACAAACATTATCGCAATGATTATTACAGTCCAAAGCGGCATCAGTTCTATCAGTTTTTCTATAATCTTATCCATTCTTTACAAATATAGCATTTTTTACTATGTAATTAAAAAACTACATAGAAGTACAGGTAGTTACTACTAAATGAATTGGTAACTACCTATAAGTCAATTAAAGGGTTATTCTTTGGTTTCGTACATGTCTATAGCCTTGAAATAATCTTCAGTATATTGGAATAAATCATCAAGGCTTTCAATAGCATGTTTTACATCTTTCTTGTTTTCGTCAATAGTTGCAACATATTTCGTTACTGTGTTAAAGTACATACGGCAGATTGGTTTGCGGTTATTGTCATCAAGCAACACACTAAAGTAAGTTTGTGCATCACGGTATGCTATTCTTGACACATCTACTTTCTGACGACAAATAGCTTGTATGATACGATATGCGTCAAGTTCTTCTTCTGTCGTAACAATTTTTGAATCTGGTTGTGCTTCTACTGGGGGTTCTGTTTTTGTTTCTTCAACCTTAGTTTGTTGGGCTTCTGGTTTTGCATCACTGACAGTTAGTGCTCCTTTTAAACGTTCATTGATAATATCATTGATGTGTGATGATATGGCACGTTTTACCAATGGGGTAAACTGGTCTACGACATTCTGCAGCATACGACCATCATATACTTTGGTTGCGAACATTTTTACGAAATCTGCACTTGGGTTTGAAAACTCGTTTTGTATAATAGTTTTGAGTTCTCCCATGTACTTTAATTCACTTGCAGAACTGAGTATATTTTCAACGTCAAAATATGATTTATGGAATTTCTTGAGTTCTTCGATTTGGTTATCGCGGAGATCTGTAATATCAACTTCCAGGAATGGTTTATCATCCATGATATTAGGTTCCTTGAGGTCTGTATAGAAGCGGTAGATGATTCCGTTTGTTAGCAGTCCAAATTTAGCTTTAGATACATTAAAGTATCGAAGTAGCTGATTGTCGTGTATGTTAAGGTCTTGTTTCCAATGCTTGCACTCAATTAAAAGGATTGGCTGCTCATCTTTCATGATGGCATAGTCAATCTTTTCTCCTTTTTTCGTGCCGATGTCACAAGTCATTTCAGGAATGACTTCAAGAGGGTTAAATACATCGTATCCTAGTGCATTTATAAAAGGCATAATAAATGCGTTTTTAGTAGCTTCTTCTGTCTGAATGTTTTCTTTCAGCTTTTCAACTCTGTCGGCAAGCTGTTTGATTGCGTCTTTAAAGTCCATAGTTTATATTATTTAGCAGATAAACACATTAATACTCTATACATACCGTATACTTCTGAAAGAGGTACATCAAAATCTGAGAATTTAGGGTCTGGATTGATAGAGTGGCATTTTATGTATCCTTCCTTCTCTCTACATTCGTGTACCTCCTTTACTATAACACCGTTGGGTGTATCGAGTACATAAGTTTTACCCCAATCAATGAAAATATTGGGATTTATCTTTTTTATAAGAATGCGCGAGCCTGATGGATATTCGGGTGACATGCTATCTCCATATACCGTAATTGCAAAATCTACATTTTCTATTGGAGATATTATAGTTTCACAATCATTCAAGAAAACACTAGGAGAAGCAAATCCAGTTAATGAACCTCCCATAGCTGACATCGGAAGTAGATAGGTGATGTATTCTGATTTTATATTGACTTTTTTCCCAGTATCTCTTTTGTGTATTGTAATATCATTTCCTGTAGGATATTCACCAATAAGCATTTCTCCTTCTCCTGTAAGCAACCAATTTTTGTTTAAGTCACCAAAAAAGTTAGATATTTTATCTATTGTTGAACGTCTGGTATTATCTCCCATTTTAGATACTGCACCATTGCTTAAGCCAACTGTTTTTTCAAATGACTGTACGGTTAATCCTTTGTGTTCGATAAAGTAGAAGAGTCGTTCTTTCAATCCAGCCATAATAGAGTTAATTAGAGTTAATATCTAAATATAATTAGATTTATTGTTTGATAAATTAGATATTAAATCTATCTTTGCAACATCAAACAATAAACAATAAACAAAGGAAACGAAAAAACGGGAAACCGCCAAATAAAAGTGATAACTAAAAAGAGGTAACGCCATGAGAATATATGATTTGAAACAGATAATGAAGGATGCTTGGAGAACATATAAATATGTTGCTAAGAAGAAAGGAAAGACTTTCGGTGAAGTTCTGAAATCAACATGGAAAATGGCAAAACTCCAGGTGTCAATGAAGAAAGCCATGGATTCAAAAAGCCAGCCTTTGTCAGGATTGAAGTCAGCCTGCAAGGCGGTCAGCTACGACTGGTCAGGTGTAACGGAAGCGGCCGTTTATCCGGACAACCACAGAGGTTACCTTGGTTCGAAATATTGCGGAGATTAATCAGGATAACGCAATCCCTATCCGGCCATAGAGCCTACCCTTTGATGCGGAGGTAGGGAACATGAAGGATTGACTGCCCTAAGCAGTCCGTTCCAGAAAGCGATACTGGCGCATACCCTCATTACCAGCATAGAGGACGCGAGGATTCAAGGGTCGAAGCAAGCAGCCGCAAGGTCGATGCAAGCAGCCTGGCTAAATAATGGCAAATGTCCCGAACGGTCATGCAGTGAAGAATAGTAGCTGATAACTCCGGTGGGAAGAGCAGAGAGAGCTTATCGGGGCACGAATCAAATAATAATCACATGAAAATACTACTTGCTTTATGTGCATTGTCCGTATTGGTGATGCACTTCAATCAGGATTTGAATCCGGTCTACTGGATTGGATTTTCAGGGTTTGTAATAACTGGCTTCTGGGCCGCTTATAAAATGGACAAGGATGGAAGAGCTTCAAAAGGTAATAAAGAGCATCTGCGATGATTTTGCAGACATCAACGCCATTCTGGCGGCACGCTCAAGGGAACTGGACAGACGGGAGCTGTTTGATAAGGAGATAGATACGGAAATCAATAACATTAAAAAGAATAGACATGAAAACAAATGAGGAATTACAGGGTATGACGCATGATGAACTCGTGGCATACACACAGAATCTGCAACGCGAATCAGAGGAATACAAAAAATCAATGCTGTATTATTCGGAAGAAAAGAAAAAGATTGAATCGAAGTTTGACAACTTCAAGAACTTGGTCAAATCGTTAGTTGTCTTAGTCGATTAGTTTTTATGGGTTATAGAAAATAGGTAGATGCCGGGCTGTGAAGTTCGGCATTTTTATTGGCAGATAGTTCAGGCGGTAGAACGCCATGTAAGGGTTAGCATGGAAGTCACGGGTTCAAGTCCCGTTCTGCCAGCAAACATTAAAAAGTAAGCGATATGGTAAAAGTAACAGAAAACTGGGCATCGACCTTGCGAGGAATGAAGGTCGGTGAGACTGTGATATTCCCCATTTCTTCTATTTCGTCAGTGAATACAACCATTTCCAGACTTCGGTTGGAAATGTGCGTGGAAGGGGCAGACTGGAAGCGGGTAGGAGAGATAGACCGGAAGCATGGAGAATTCAAGGTAAAACGTGTGTCATGAATGATTTATCTGAACGTGAGCACCTGGTTGCAGAGCAGTATTGCAAGGGGCTTGCGGATAAGGAGGTGGCCGACAGTCTTGGCCGCTCTACATGGACAATCAAGGCACAGAAGCGCGACATATACCGGAAGCTGGGTATCAGCAAGGATACGGAGTTGGTTCTGTATATGTTCTGCGAAAAGCTGAAAATCAACTTCGACCTGAAGGAGATTCGTAAACATGGGCTGGAAATGTTCTTCTCATTCCTTTTTATCCTCATGGCGGTAACGGACTACCATGTGGACATGAGAAGATGCCGGATGCAGACAAGAGCAAGAGTAACCAGAGTAGTAAGGAGGAGAGCAGATGGAGATTGACGCATGGCAGTTAAAGACGATTATCCGTGAGACCGCAAAGGAAGCGGTGGAGGAATACATCAGACGCAGCAACCCGACTTCTGACGAGATAACCTATTCCAAGGCGTGCCGCAGGTACGGTGAAGGATGGTTGGACCATCAGATAGCCATTGGTGCTGCAAAATGGATACGGAAGGGAGTGTATCAGAATTCCCCGAAAATATTTTCCATAAAGCAGTTGGACGATTTGAAGTATGGCCCTTCAAGTCAGCTCAGAGCTGCAATGGGATGAAAGCACGTCCGGAGAGGTCTGGCCGCCTTTCAGGACAAAAGATATATCAGTTTATTAACCACTTAAATTTTTTGATTATGGGACTTATTAAGAAACCAAATGAATTGCAGGTAAAGAAAACCTTGTCAGCACTTATTTACGGACAGCCAGGTATGGGAAAGACCACGCTGGCCTTGTCGGCACCGCATCCGCTTCTTCTGGACTTTGACGGTGGCGTACACCGTGTGAACGCTGCCCACCGTGTGGATACGGTACAGATAACGAAATGGGAAGAAGTGGATGAAGTGATGCAGTCACCTGAGATTGCCGACTATGCTACGTTCGTAATTGATACCGCCGGAAAGATGCTTTCCTTCATGGACAAGTATATCATGCAGAACAATCCGAAGATGCGCAAGGCGGATGGTACTCTTTCCCTGCAGGGCTACGGAGTACGAAAGAACATGTTCATCAACTTTGTAAATCAGGTATCCCTTATGGGCAAATCGGTGATATTCGTTGCGCATGAACGTGAGGAAAAGAACGGTGAGGAAAAGCAGATACGTCCGGAAATCGGTGGTTCATCTGCCGGTGACCTGATTAAGGAGCTGGATTTGGTCGGTTACATGGAAGCTATCGGAAAAAAGCGTACCATTTCCTTCAATCCTTGCGAGAAGTTTTACGGAAAGAACACCTGCAATCTTCCTGAACGCATGGAGATTCCAATCATTATCAATGACAAGGGTGATGTGACCGGAGAGAACAATTTCATGACGAATATCATCAATACCTATTCGAAATATCAGGAGAAACAGACAGAGCTTTCTTCCGAATATGAAGACCTGATGGAAGTAATCAAGGCGCAGGTGGAACTTGTGAATGACGTGGAGTCGGCCAACAGCGTGGCAAAATCACTTGCAGGTATGCAGCACATTTTTGACAGCAAGCTGCAGGCTGGACAGCTTCTTAACAAACGATGCAAGGAACTGGGTTTGAAGTTTGACAAAATCAAGAAGGAATATGCAGCAGCCTAAGTACAGAATGTATCCGTCACTTCTGGATAAGTTTGAAGCTTATCTGAGGGCGGATGAAGAGGTGGATAGCTTCTTCAACATAGACAATGAAACCGGAGAGTACAAACGCTCTCCGGAAGAAGTTGAAGCGGAACTGAAACAGTCCCTGATTGACGCTATCAACCGTGTACCATTTGTCAGCGAAGCAGCCGACAAGGGTACGGCCTTCAATGCGCTTGTGGACATGGCAATCCATAATGAGCCGCACGTTCCCAGTGAGCGTGCTCCGTATTCCATTATCGGAGACAGGGAAACGAATACCGTTCAGGTGACTTTCCCGGCTACGGAGCTGGCACCCATGCGGAACTTCCTCTTTGACCGCGCCTGGGTTATTGAGCAGGCCAAGTATTTCGATGGGGCGGTAAGCCAGTTGTATGTCTCTGCAATCCTGCCCACACGATACGGTGATGTGGAGCTTTACGGATTCATCGACGAGCTCAAGCGTGATGTGGTATATGACATCAAGACGACAAGCTCGTACAGCTTCGGAAAGTATGAGCACGGCTGGCAGCGGCATGTGTATCCTTACTGCCTGATAGCTTCAGGAGAGATGGAGAGCGTAAGCGCATTTGAGTATACCGCCTTTGCATTGAAAGGAGGTACCAGCCGCACTCCGCTCATTTCTGGGACACGTTATCCGGAATACTATACCTACAATCATAAGCAGAGCATAAAGTTGCTCACAGCCCATGTAGAGCGTTTTATTGAGTTTCTGGAAGCTAACAAAGAATTAATTACTGATAAAAAGATTTTTGGACAATGAGTCAGACAGCTATTCTGGTGAAGGAAAAGGGAGTGGTGAGGATTGACAAGCCTTTCGACTTCATGTGCAGCCAGCTTCGGAACGGACGTTACAAGGTCGTCATCGAGCGCTATACGGAGCCACGGACTATCAGTCAGAATGCCTTGATGTGGCTTTGGTTTACGTGCATCGAGCAGGAGACCGGAACGGACAAGCAGGACGTACATGACTACTACTGTAGCCTTTTCCTTCGCCGGACGGCTGTAATAAACGGAAAGGAGACGGTTGTTGCCGGAAGCACGTCACGTCTGAACACTTTGCAGATGACGGACTTTCTTAATAAAGTGAAGGCGGATGCGGCGGCTGAGCTGGGAATATCGCTTCCTCTTCCGGATGACTTGTACTATCAGGAGTTTATTAACGAATATAAATACAGGAGATAAGGACATGGATATAACAAAAGCAAAAGTGACGAAGGATAATACCCTCGTTGCAACCTATATGGATGAAACGGGTACGGTGACGGTAGAGGGAAAGAACCTCGTGACCAATGACCTGATAAACGCTTTCAAGGCTCTGGTTCCCCACATGGCTTTCCTCTGTGAACAGAAGGAAGCGGACGGTAAGGAGTTCCTGGAAGATATGCCGGAGAACATTGACAGCATCCTTGAAGTAACCGGATATACGGTAGGAGGTGACGGTGACAGCAGGGGAGTCACACTGACCGGAAAGCGGTTCCTGAAAAGCAACAAGGTGCTGAACCTGAACGCACCGTTCACCAAGTTTACAGACGAAAATGAGGACTATGCGTTTCAGTTTGAGCTGGAGCAGGCCATAGAATCATGCAGCTATGAAGTGAACGAGTATATCTTCAACAAAAAATGGAAGGTGGTACAGCAGGAACTTCCGTTCGAAGAGCAGGCTGCGGCAGATGTTCAGGCTGATGTGATACCGGAAGCACAGACGGCAGCTCCGTCCAGTCCGGACATTGAAGCCTTTCAGAAGATAATGGATAACTCGAAAGTGACGATAGAGGTGAACGGGAAGAAAATCAAGCCCAGAAGTTCCGGCCGTCACAAGACCACACAGTTAGCATCATAATACTATGTTGTACCCATTTTGTGTAACGCAAACCCCGAATTGCTATAAGATAGCATTTCCCTATCATCCCACACTGAAAGACCTGGTACACCGTATCCCGAGTGTGGCCAGGAATCCGAAAGCAGCCTACATACCTGATGAACGCGCATGGAAGGTTTCGCTTGAAGATAAATGGTATGTGGATAAGATGGGAGAGTGGGCAGTATCGGCAAGGATATGCAGCCGCGTACAGCGTTCGGTATCTTCCAGGTCTGTAACGGACTATACTATTCCTGATTTGCCGAAGCTGACCGTTCCCCACGGGCTTCTTCTGGAGCCTTACGAATACCAGAAGGAAGGTATCGCCTATGCCTTGCAGCATAAGCGGTGTATCTTCGGGGACCAGCCGGGACTGGGAAAGACGTTGCAGGCAATAGGCACGGTTACGATAGCAAAGGCGTATCCGTGCCTTGTTGTTTGTCCGGCCGCCCTGAAGATAAACTGGCAGCGTGAATTCAAGAAGTTTGCCGGAAAGCAGGCGATTATACTTGATGACAAGAACAAGTCAAGCTGGCAACGCTTCTACGAACAGAAGAAGGCGGACGGTACGGCCTTGTGCGACATCTTTATAACCAACTACGAGAGCCTGAAAAAGTTCTTCGTGCAGGGAATAAAGGATGATGCACGCTTTACCATGCGTTCCATCACGTTCGACCCGCGTATCTCATTGTTCAAGTCGGTAGTGATAGATGAGAGCCACAAGTGCAAGTCCAGCAAGACACAGCAGAGCAAGTTCCTGGAAGGAATATGCAAGGGTAAGGAGTACGTGCTGGAGCTTACGGGGACTCCGGTAGTGAACAACAATACCGACCTTATCCAGCAGTTGAAGATAATGGGACGTCTGGAGGACTTCGGAGGATATAAAAACTTCTGTGAAAAGTTTTGTGCCGGGCCTAAGCAGAGTTCCAATGTGAAGGAGTTGAACTGGAGACTGTCAACCACCTGCTTTTTCCGAAGGGAGAAGGCCAAGGTACTCACGCAGCTTCCGGACAAGTCACGGCAGTATATCGAAGTGGATATCACCAACCGTAAGGAGTACGACAAGGCGGAAGCTGATTTGATTCAGTATCTGCGTACATACAAGAATGCGGATGATGAAAAGATACAGAAGGCTCTTAGAGGTGAGGTAATGGTGAAGATGGGCATCCTGAAATCCATATCCGCAAGGGGCAAGATTAAAGTGTTCTCCGAGTTTATCCATGACGTGATAGACGGTGGAGAAAAACTGATTGTCTTTGCCTACCTCAAGGAGGTTGTGATGGAGCTGAAAAACCATTTCCCTGATGCGGTGACCGTGACGGGTGATGATAATGCAGTTCAGAAACAGAATGCTGTAGACCGTTTTCAGAATGACCCGAAATGCAGGCTGATAATCCTTAACTACAAGTCGGGAGGTACGGGATTGACGCTTACCGCTTCCAGCCGTGTGGCGTTTATCGAGTTTCCCTGGACGTTCTCAGACTGCGAGCAGGCAGAGGACAGGGCGCACCGTAACGGCCAGAAGAATAACGTGAACTGTTACTACTATTTAGGGAAAGATACAATTGACCGCTATATGTATGACGTTATCCAGACCAAAAAGAACATTGCCAACGGTGTGACCGGAACGGATGATGTGGTGAAGGAAAGCGTGGTGGATATGGCCATGAACTTATTCAGTCAGAAGTTATGAAAACTATACTGCAATCATTGAAAGAAAATGTGGAGGGTGGAAATATTACTCTCAGAGAAGCCGCTATCAGGTTACATGAAGCCGGATGGACAAACTTTATAGATGAAGAAACTACAAGAAGGTTGCTTAAACTGTAATAATGAGAAAGCAGACTACACCGCTATCAGAAAGCCAGATTCAGCATGATTGCCTGACATGGTTCAGGCTTCAGTACCCGAATCTGGCTTTGCTTCTCTTTGCAGTTCCGAACGGTGGCCGCAGGGATGCAAAGACAGGAGCGAGGATGAAATACGAGGGAGTAGTAAGGGGAGTTGCCGACCTGATACTACTTATCCCCAAAAAGGGATATGCTTCCCTCTGTATTGAAATGAAGACACCGAAAGGGGTACAGAGTGACGGGCAGAAAGAATGGCAGAGAGAAGCCGAGAAGTACCGGAACAAGTATGTGGTATGCCGTTCTTTACAAGAGTTTATTTACGAGGTTAATTCTTATCTACTATGACCTACATTGACTACATTAATCAGTTTTGGCAAATTCGACGGTATAAACCGATGACAGCGCATGAGGCAGACTTCTATTTCTTTTTGTTGAAGGAATGCAACATCCGGAATTGGCTTTGCCCATTCGAATTACCAACACGTCTAATCCAAGCCGAATTAGGTTACAGCAATAAGACTGTAATTGATTTGCGCAACCGATTGAAGCAAAAAGGGCTGATTGATTTCATTGAAGGGAACAGAAGAGAAAAGGCTGCTTCTTATATTCTTTTAGTTACCTCAGGTAACCAAATTGTAAACCAAACTGGTAACCAAAGTAGTAACCAAAACGGTAACCAAACTGGTAACCCTATTATAAAGACTAAGAATAAGACTAAGAATAATAATAACTCTGGCGAGTTATTTCCGCCCGAAGAAAAACCGAAAAAGAAAAAAACGGCAAAGGCAGAATTTATCCCTCCCACATTGGGCCAGGTAAAAGCCTACTTTGAAGAAAAGCTTCCGGACTGGGAAAGGCAGGCGGAAATATTCTTCTATCACTTCGACAGCCTTGGATGGCGTAACGCTAACGGAGCAAAGATTGAGCGTTGGGACAGCAAGGCAAATCTTTGGATAATGGACGAACAAGCAAAACAATATCAGCATGGAAAACAATCTGAAAACAGTTGCGGAGGTAATAAACCAAGCGACATTACAACAGCCGGAAAGCTTAAAGCGGTTGAACTCTGATTCAAGGCAGGCGGAATCATTCTGGAAGCAGAAGCTGGTAGAGTGCATGACCAGTGTATCACCAGGATTCGTGATAGATGCCAGAAACCGCAGGGAGTTGGATGCACTGTACCGCTGGGTATGGGAAAGAGCCGGCCGTATCATGGGAGGAAGTCTTGACCCGTGCAAGGGCATTATGCTTTGTGGGCCGATAGGAACAGGAAAGTCCACGCTCATGAAAGGGCTGCAGAAGTACGAAAGTCTGGTAAACAGATATGCGTTTGCTTTCGGACGGAAGGATTTAGGCTTTGCGTTCGTTTCAGCGGCTGAAATCTCATTACGCTATGCGGAACAAGGAATTGACGGAATAATTCGCTACACGCAGCGAGAATGCGCCACAGGGCTATGTATTGACGAGATTGGACGTGAGCCTGCGGACGCAAAGCACTTTGGAACGGGACTGAACGTAATACAGACCGTTTTACAGCTTCGCTATGAGTTTCGTCATGAGTATTGCACTTATGCGACAACCAATCTGGAACTGGATGATATACCGTCACGATACGGAATCTACATTGCAGACCGCTGTAAGGAAATGTTTAACATCGTTCATGTAGGCGGTGAAACTCGACGACAATAATAACCAAAAACCACATCAATATGACAAGTTTTGAAACAACAATCCAGGCATATCTGGATAACCGGGCAAAGACTGATTCCCTCTTTGCCGAGACTTACAAGAAGGCCAACAAATCCATCAAGGAATGTTGCAAGTATATCTACTCCAAGGCACGGGAATTGGCCAAAGGTTCCAACTCGGTTGGTATCGATGATGCAACCGTATATGGGTGGGCAGTCCATTACTACGACGAGGATGACATCAAGGTGGACAAGGTGCAGGAACGTGTGGAAGTCGTGGCTCCGGCTTCTGAACCTGCAAAAGCAGAGCAACCAAAACCACAATTAAAGCCGCAATCGAAACGCAAGAGAGGTGATGATAACAGTCTGCAACTTTCATTATTCGGAGAACTATGAGACCAAGGACAAAACGTGAAAGGCTGGTGGCTGAATTGAGCAGTAAGCTGCCTGAAATAACAGAAGCCCAGATACGGTGGGGAAAGAAGCATTGTTTTCCACATAACGCTTACCGCTGTAAGGATGAAATGTGGTGCAGTGAATGTGGAAAGATGTGGGTTGATGTAACTGGCCAGAAGGAAGGATACATACGGTGTCCTTACTGCGGTGAAAGATTGGAAATGAAGGTAAGCCGTAAGACCAAGGATAATGCAGTAAGCTATCTGACAGTCGTTACTACATCGGGAGATTTTCAGGTGCTCCGTCACTTCTACACAGCCAGGTATGCAAGGAAAGAACGTGACACACATTATTTCATCGATGAGGTATGCCAACAGTGGATAACTTCTGACAACAAAGAGATTGTTATTGCCAAAGCTATGAATATGGGGTGTAGAGGTTGGATTCATACTACAGACATGAGTCTCAAGCAGAGCGGAAATATATACTATCCACATTCATATGACATAGAGACGGTTATGTGTATCCGAAAGTAAAGGTGCTTCCGATTCTTCGCAGAAATGGCCTTCGCACTGTTACTCCGGCAGTGTTGATACGTGCCTTGTTAGGTGAAAATAGATATGCTGAAATGCTTATCAAGACGCGTCAGTATGGTATGCTGGAGTTCTACATGCGCCGGGGTGGACTTTCTCATCCGTGGGCAATGAATATCTGCAACCGTAACGGATACATCATCAAGGATGGTTCCATGTATGATGATTATCTTCGTTTGCTTGACTATTTCCACCTTGATACACATAACGCTCACTATGTATGCCCTAAGAACCTGAAGAAAGAGCATGACAAGCTGGTTGAGAAGAAGAGAAAGATAGAAGCGAAGATTCGGGCTGAACAGAAACGAAAGGAAAGGATTGAACGCATGTTCAGAATGAAACAGGATATTCTGTCATTCATCAAAAGAATCCAGCCGTTCCTGGGAATGGAAATCAAGGATAAAGGTATCGTGATCCGTCCGTTGGAAAGTGTTACCCAGTTCTACTTGGAAGGAAAGGCAATGCACCATTGTGTATATCAAAATGAATATTACAGGCGTAAATATTGCCTCATTCTCACAGCACAGAAGAATGGGAAACGACTAGAAACAATAGAAGTAAACTTGAAAACTTTCAAGATAATCCAAAGCCGTGCAGCTTGCAATAAAACGAGTGATTACCATGATAAGATTATCGAACTGGTAAACCGTAACATGGGACTGATAAGGAGGTCTGCATCATGAAGGTTTGTATCGAGTGTGGCCGGAACCTTCCGGAAAGAAAGTTCCGTGCCTATGAAACGAAATCCGGCACCCATTATACCAGCAGGTGCCGGTTATGTGAGAGCAGACACACGTCTGAAAGAAGAAAGCAGGACAGGCTTCATGGACGGCTGGCCAGATACACCAACGAGCAGCTGGTGGCCGAACTCCGGAAACGCGGAGCCTACATAATGTATGGGAAAGACTTTGATTGTGTAACAACGATTTGATATGGAAGAAGTAAATAAAAAAATATTTATAGAATACGTATCTCACTTGTATAGTACCGATAAAAGCTATGAGGTTATTGGTAAAACCATTAAAGCTGTAAAGTTATTCCTTGAAAGCGATTATCAGGTAAGCCGTAAAGGATACAAGGCTTATATCAGAGAGAATGCCGTTGAATTATCTGACAAGCCATACATTAAAGATGCTCTATGTGGGTTCCTTAATTATCTTGGTATTGGGTACTCTCGTACACGAAAGGAGAAAACCGTTAAACCTTTGGAGAAGCTAAGCGATGTTTCTGAAAAGAACATGAAACTGATGAATGAATTTGTGTATTACCTTACGCAGGATGAAGATTACTCTCCACACACTCTTGAAATATATTCATTTTCAATTAAGAAATATTTCGAATACGCCAACGAAGTATCAGTTGACAATTACAAGCGTTTTGTACGGATGCTGGAGGATGAGGGATTGTCTCCCAGAACAATACGCCTACGTATTACCGCACTTGAACGTTTCAGCAAATGGATGAAGAAGCCGATAGAGTTGAAGCGCCCAAAGTTCAAGAAGGAGTTGAATACGGAGAATGTTCCGACAGAAGCCGAATACAACAGGTTGCTTGAATATTTGAAAACTTGTCCTAACCGCGACAGGTACTTCTTCATCAAGATACTGGCTACGACTGGGGCGAGGGTAAGCGAGTTCTTCCAATTCAAATGGGAGGACATCCTTTCCGGTGAAGTCACTCTAAAGGGAAAGGGAAACAAGTACCGGAGGTTCTTTTTCAGCAGGCAGCTACAGGCGGAAGTAAAAGCATACGTAAAGGAGAGTCACAAGACTGGATATGTAGCAGTTGGTAAGTGCGGAAGGCTGACACAGCGGAGCTTGTGCCAGTCAATGAAAGACTGGGGCGATAAGTGCGGAATAGATAGAAGCAAGATGCATCCTCATGCTTTCCGGCATTTCTTTGCAAAAATGTATCTGAAAAAAAACAATGATGTGGTACAGTTGGCTGACCTATTGGGACACGGAAGTATTGATACTACAAGAATTTATTTACAGAAAAGTTATGACGAGCAGAAAAAAGAATTTAATCGAAGCGTTGTATGGTAGCTTCATGTTCATGGATAACCTTCCGGAATTGATAGACCGGGAAAACATTTACGATGAGACCGGACATGTGGATTTGGAGTTTATGACTGCAATCCTGCAATGGATGTCAAGGATGGCAGAAATAAGTGTGAAAGTGCAGAAGTCGTTGAACCGTCTGTTGGGGTGTGACGAACTGGAGCAGAACAACAAGCGCAATAAGGATGATTCGGGAAGTAAATGGAGTGTGGAGGAAATCCTCATGCACTGCACGCTTGAGGACAATGTTTTAAAACTTCCTCAAGTACAATTTAATAAGAAGTCCTATGCTGAAGTAAAGAAATGGATTGAAGAAGCCGGAGGTAGTTGGATGGGCGGTAAGGTACAGGGATTTACATTTCCATTTAATGCTGAGAGAGTTTTCTCAATACTACACGAGGGTAAGAGGTGTAACCTTCAGCAGGACTTCCAGTTTTTTGCAACACCTCCAGAAGTAGCCGACTGGCTTGTTATGTTGGCCGGTGGCGTGCATGAAGATGAAAAGGTTCTGGAACCCAGTGCTGGTACTGGAGCTATCATAGATGCGATTCATCGAAGCTGTCCGGACGTAATTGTAGATTGCTATGAACTTATGCCTGAGAATAAAGAAATTCTATCGAAAAAGGATAATATACGTATTCTTGGAGATGACTTCACGAAGTGTGATGTTGCACAGTATGATAAGATTATAGCAAATCCACCATTCAGTAAAAATCAGGACATTCGGCATGTAAGGCGTATGTATGAGTGTTTAAATCCCGGCGGTGTCCTGGCTGCAATAACTGGTCCTCACTGGGAATTTGGAAGTGAATCTGAGTGTAAGGATTTCAGACAATGGCTGGAGGATAATGGAGGGAAGAAATTCGAGATTGAAGAAGGCACTTTCAAGGAAAGCGGAACTGGAACTAAAACTATAGCAATAGTAATTAATAAGTGAGATGGGAAAGCAGGAAAGTATGGATGACTGGTTTCAGATGGCTAAGGATTATGCCAAAGCTGAAAAGGAGCTGAAAATCGAGAATTGGGTGCAAATCAGCATCTGCTACGGTTACGGTCATCAATCTGTCATCCTATACACATACGACCTTCCTCGTGAAGTGTACGAAAGAAGGATGTGGGTAATCAGATGGAGGGTGGCCAGACTGCAATGCCAGCATCCGAGGAATGATGTGTACACTTCTTTTTACTACTACGACAAGCGTTCAGGAGAGTCGCTTGAAGTGAGTTCCTGCCTATCTAAGCTGATTTCGGCCAAAGCCCAGATAACGAAAGCAGAACGCAGGATGAATGAATACATAGAACACAACCATCAAAACAATCTGTTTTTTGATGAGAACACGGACGAGGAACTGGTTAAGTTTAGGGAGAAACTGGAGCGGAAGAAAACCGAGTGTGCTGAGTGTGAAAAGAGACTTGAGCAACTTGTAGAAAAAAGGAGAAATAATCAATGAAAACTAAATTATATTACATGTTCCTGGCAGTCATGTGGTGGCTGCTGGGATAGGTGGAAAGGAGAAGGATATGAAACCAATATTGGATGCTTGCTGTGGTGGCAAGATGTTTTATTTCGACAAATCTGATGATAGGGTATTATTCCAAGATATTCGAAAAATAAAGACAACTCTTTGTGACGGTAGGATTTTTGAAGTAAACCCTGATGTTCAATGTGATTTTACTAACATGCCATACGAAGATTGTACATTTTCTATGGTTGTATTTGACCCACCTCATTTAGTCTATAGCAGGGGAAAGAAATCTAAAATGGTTGATATGTATGGTTCCCTTAGCGAAAAAGCTATGCCGACTGGTTACCAGCAAATAAAATATGGAGCGTTATATTCCGATTGGAGAGATATGCTTTCAAAAGGCTTCAAGGAATGCTTTAGGGTCCTTAAATCAGGTGGATTTCTGATTTTCAAATGGAATGAAACGGACGTAAAGGTTTCTGAGGTTTTGAAATTGACATCTGAAAAGCCAATATTTGGTCACATATCAGGAAAACGCTCAAATACACATTGGATATGTTTTATGAAGAATTAATTATGGGAAAACTGAAGGTCTATTATGGATGGACAAAAAATATGTCCTATCATTTTGTGTAAATGATAATTATTAGTTAAAACTATAATGAGTTCATTAATTCATCATTATATGAGTTGTAATTGTAGTATGATTTTATTAAAGTGTTAACTATAGGCTTGCATATAAAATCAAATCCAAAGGCTCTTAAGAAAATAAAAAAAGTATAGTTATATATTTTGATATATTTGAGAGTATATTTGATTTCTTTTAAAATTCGTTCATTTCTAGTATCTTGTCCCCATTGTGAATATAAGTCACAAAGAATCCTTCTTGTGAGTTCAAAGTATTCTGGGAAATGTCTTAATTCAAAACATGTGGCAATCTGTCTATCAAGCATAATTTTTCCAGTTTCTTTATCCGGTTCTACTAAATCTTTAATTAATAGATGATACGTATTAAATCTCAAATCTCTTTGCTTAAGATTTTTTTCTGAAATAAATTTATACATTGGGACTATGATACCCAATAAAGTGATTATAAGACCTGCTATTTTAAGCAGAAATTCATTTGTAAACGATTCCATATTATTTAATAGTATTTTTTGTAAAAAAAGAAATAATATTTTAAATATGCAAGCAATATCCATCAAACAGCCGTGGGCAAGCCTAATCGCTCACGGTATCAAAGACATCGAGAACAGGACTTGGAAGTGTCCTCAGAAGTACATCGGACAGAAGATACTGATACATGCGAGTAAGGTTAGGACAAAAGATTATTTCATACCTAAAAGGCTTTTTATTAATTCAAAGATATGCTCTATACTAGAATCAAAGGAACTTCCAGAAGGTGCTATCATCGGCAGTGTGGTAATAGCCGACTGCGTACTGAATCATCCGTCCGTTTGGGCTGAGAAAGGTTGCTGGAACTGGGTGCTGAAAGATGCGGTTCTGTTTGATAAGCCGATTATAAATGTGAAAGGGAAACTTAGTTTTTGGGAGTATGAGTTATGAGTATGAAACACAAAAGACATCAAACGGGAAGGCTATTCAGCCGTGATACTTACATGGAGATGCTGATAAAAGACAGCCGAAGGAACTTTGAAAGGGCAGAAAGACTATTGGGTGATTTGAAACTGAAAAACCATATTATAGACGAGCTTGAAAAGGAGAACGAGGAACTTAAAAAAGAAGTAAACAAGCTTAAGGATGATGCGACATTTTATCACACTCAATGGGGAAAAGAGATAGACCTTTGTAAGGATTTGAAGAGAGAACTTGAATACGCAAAGAAGCGAAAATGGTGGATGATATGGAGTTTATAACTTACTGACAGCCCTTGTCAGTGCTTTGTGAATACCCGGTAACTGCTTTGTGGCGGTTATCGGGTAAATTTGTTTCTGTAACGCAAATACCGAGATATATGGAAGTGATTTACAGAAGTACAGAAACATTGAAGAAGCTGGAGGACAACCCGAGAACCATATCGGAAGGGCAGCTCCAGAAGTTGAAGGAATCCATACAGAAAAATCCGGACTATTTTGAAGCACGTCCGATCATTCTGTCAGACCGAACGGGACATCTTGTCATTATTGCAGGGAACCAGCGCTATGATGCGTGCGTGCAGCTTGGAATCAAGGAGGTTCCTACGGTGCTTATTCCGAACCTGACAGAAGAGCGTGAGCGCGAAATCATCATCCGTGACAATGTGAGTAACGGGGAATGGGATATGGCCCGACTGTTTGAATGGGACTGCCGGAAACTCATGGAATGGGGTATAGAAGGCATCAGCTTCCCTGATTTGGACGATTTTCCCGGAGGGATGGAAGATACTCACAATGTGCTTCGGAATGAAAATTACGAAGCGGGAGCGCATATTAAGTACCTGGCATTTGAAGGGTACAAGATACCGATAACCGATGTGGAGCTTGAAGGGCTGAAACAGCGTGCTGCCGAGTATCTTGAAGAGAACGGAGTGATGATTGGTTTCGTAAATAATCTGTTGGGCTTATGATGGAATACATTGACATAGAATCACTGAATCCGGCAGAGTACAACCCAAGGCTGCTTACTCCGGAAGCACAGGAAAACCTGAAGAAGTCGATAACGGAGCTTGGCATCATCAAGCCGATAATTATCCGCAGGTCTGACAAACGAATCATGGCAGGCCACCAGCGCACAAAGACCATGAAGCTGCTTGGATATACTCATGTTCCGGCTTTCGTGCTGGATGGCGTGAACTCAACGGATGAGGTACGCTTCAACCAGCTTCACAACTATGCCGAATGCGAGGTGTCGGAGGTACAGCCGGACATACGTGTTTCTGTTCCTGAAGGAACGGAAGGTTTCTTTATGGTACCGAACAAGGATATAGCCGTCATTACCAAGGGTGGAAACAACTCACGTGTAGTGGACCTAACGAAGATGATTCTTCGCTATGGCCAGTTTGCGAATGCCGTATGCAACCATGAAGGTAAGGTCATCATATCCACCGTATACGCCAAGGCGGTGAAGCTTATGGGTATGGACCTGCTTGTCTATGTACTTCCGGGAGGAAAGGAGGAGCTGGCCCTGTCTTATTTTTCGAAGGAATACGGTGTCTTTGAATACTCCCATCTGGAACGGAAGACTTACATACAGTCTTTTGCACAGAAGGCACGTCTCAGGGAGAAAAACGGTGTTCCGAGCAGCAGGAGCCATTCCACGCTGTACGAGCGTCTGGTGCTTCCGTTCATCACGAAGGACATGCATGTGCTTGACTTCGGAGCCGGACAGAAGGACTATGCTACCAGGCTGAAGAAGGATGGATACCTCATTGACGCGATAGAGTTCTTTCACCGGAAGGACGGGGCTGACGTGATAGACGAGAAGGAGATACGTCAGGACTGTGCGGACGTGTGCAGGACATTGTCGGAGTATGGCCTGTATGATGTCGTGGTATGTGACAGCGTCCTGAACTCCGTAAATTCCCTTGACGATGAAAGGAACGTCCTTCTTTCCCTTTCTGCACTGTGCAAGCCGGGAGGTATGATTTTCTGGTCAGGTATCCCGCTATTGTTCGCACAGAAGGCTTCCGAGAGAAAGGAGACTCACGACTACCGTTCGAAAGCACTGTTTCTGGATGCGGATAACTTCACGGCAAACTTCCGCTTTGGAGAATGGTATTTCCAGCATTATCATTCCACGGCAGACGTATGCCGTCTCACGGAAGAACTTATCGGTTCTGATTTCAGGATATATGAGAAGGGTATCGAGGTAGACAAGTCACGGGAACTGCGCGGATCATCCTTTCAGGTATCCGTCATGAACGAAAGAAGAGCTGAGCACGATGTATATGCTGAAGCTCTCAGATACGAATTTAACCTTCCTCTTCCTAACAACAGAAGATGGGATTTGGATAAGGAAATATTACCCGTTTTTGAAAAATTGTGATTATGGCAGCACCAAAAGGAAATAAGTTCTGGATGTTAAGAAGCAAGCATGGCAGGGACAAGCTCTTTGCTACGCCTGAACTTCTATGGGATGCGGCGTGCGAGTATTTCCAGTGGTGCGATGAGAATCCATGGACAACCAGAAAGGCTATACAGAAAACTGTACCCGTAAGAGTGAATAAAGGGAAGGAGATTGTAACAGAGAACCAGCAGCACACACAGCAGGAGGTTACTCCCACGTCACGGCCGTATTCTCTCATGGGACTGTGCGTGTATCTGGGCGCTTCTACAAACTGGTGGAACGAGTTTCGTTCTGCCTGCATGAATAAAGGGGATAAAGATTTTTTGGAGGTCATCGCGCGTGTGGAGGAAACCATCAAGACCCAGCAGTTCGAAGGGGCGTGTGTCGGTGCGTTCAATGCGAATATCATAGCCCGTACTTTGGGGCTGGCCGACAAGCAGGAGGTGGACCATACGACGCAGGGAAAGCCATTCAAGGGATTCGATTTTCTTCCCTATACTCCGGAAGCGGACAAACTGAAATGATATGGGACAGAAGGTCAATATAAAGCAGAGATTGGCATACAATTACCTTCGTGATGACAGGACGAAGTTCCTGCTGTATGGCGGTGCCGGCGGTGGTGGAAAATCATGGCTTGGCTGTGAATGGCTGATGCAATGTGCCTATTACCTTCCCGGCACTCGCTGGTTTGTAGGGCGAAATAACCTGAAGGACAGCCGGGAATCCGTGACCGTTACTTTCAACAAGGTGGCAAAGTCTCATGGCTTCAGGGCGTACAAGACAACCAATGAAGGGATAGCTTTTGACAACGGTAGCGAAATAGTTTATATCGACCTGACATATTATCCGGTTAAAGACCCGTTGTATGAACGCTTGGGCTCAAAGGAATATACCGGAGGATGGATAGAGGAAGCTGGTGAGGTGCATTACCTTGCCTTTGACGTGCTGAAAACCCGTATCGGCCGACACATGAACGATGTCTATGGCGTACCTGGAAAGATACTTATCACTTGCAACCCTAAGAAGAACTGGCTGTACCGTGACTTCTACAAGCCGTGGAGAGAAGGAAAGCTGGAAGAACCGTATGCTTTCATTCAGGCATTGGTTCAGGATAACCCTTGGGCTACAGAGGACTATATTGAGAGCCTTCGTAATACGAAGGACAGGGTGACGAAGGAACGTCTGTATTTCGGGAACTGGGAGTATGACAATGACCCGACAGTCCTTTGTGATTACGAGGCTATCTGTGACCTGTTCACGAATGAGTTTGTCAAGCCTGCCGGGGATTCTTCCGGTTCTGCTGACCTTGCCATGAAGGGACGTGACCGTTTCATAGCCGGACACTGGAAAGGGAATGTCTGCTATATCAAGCTGGATCAGGAATACAGTACTGGGAAGTCCATCGAGACAGACTTGAAGCGTATGATGATAGAGTGTTCCATTCCACGCAGCCGGATGATAGCGGACTCTGACGGGCTTGGCAGCTATCTTGAAAGCTATCTGAACGGAATCATGGAGTTCCATGGAGGAACACGTCCCATCAATCCTGAGTATGACAACCTGAAATCGGAATGTGCCTTCAAACTGGCGGATATGATAAACAACCGCCTTCTCCGTATAGTATGTACGGAAGCACAGAAGGAGCGAATCATTGAAGAGCTTGGGGGGTTGAAGCAGGACCACATAGATGCGGATACGAGAAAGAAGGGAATTATCAGCAAGGAAAAGATGAAGGAGATACTTGGCCGCTCTCCTGACTATCTTGACATGCTGATTATGGCGATGTTTTTCAGGATAAAACCAGTGTTAAGGCGGCCGAAAGCAAAACTTGGGAATATATGACGGTAAAGGAGTTGTTGGTAGTTGGTAATCTGTCACACGGTATTGAAGGAGAGCTTGAGAAACTCCGTAAACCGTGGAAAGTGGGAAAGGTCAGGACACCTGATACCTTGAATGACATGAATATGGGTGAGCTTATGCAGTTGCAATCAATCAGTACGGAGAAGGAAACGATAATGGTTCCTTGTCGTGTGCTTCTGGGAATGTCGGAGCGTGAGGTGATGAGGACTGATGCATCTGAGGTTATCGGCTTTTGCTTCTGGGTGGCCAGGGAAGTGAAGCGGATAAACAAGCTGTTTGCTTCCACGTCCGTTCCTCCTACACCGGAGGAGAAGCAGGCTGGGGCAGAAGCATTGAATTTCGGGCCGTTCGGACTGCTTGACTATTATGCACTGAGAATGGGAATAACGGACCATGAGGCGGTAGAATATGTTCCGTGGGTACGTGTGTATAAATGCCTGGATATGGATGCCAGGAAGATGAGGTATGAACGCAGGTTACGTAAAATCTTGGAGGGAAAGAAGAAATGACAGTAGAAGAGAAGGTTAGGAAAATAGTGGAACAGATGGGAGTTACCTATCTGTTTGAGAACTGGCAGGCTGCCAATGTAAGGCTTGACAAGATGCAGCTTCCTGCCGTGATGTATGTGCTTCCGGCTTCCGGAAATCTGAATGTGGGGCTTATGCAGATGAAAGACTTTCCTAACTGCATGATAGCCTTTATGGACAAAACGAAGCATGATTTCTCCGGTGAAGAGAATGACATGGTGATAGAACGATGCAAGTCTTTGGTCAGGGAGTTTATACTGAACGTGAACAGAAGTGGAATGTTTGAGCCTGTACAGGGTGACATTCAGTATTCAGTGTTCTATGATAAGCTGGACGTGAATGTGACGGGGATTGTCATCCAGATTCCTTTGAAGGAAATAAGAGGAATCGTGATATGCCCTACAAAAACAGTGAAGGAGATAGTGTATGGAACTTCTGCTGAGGGATAAGGTGATGGAGCTTGTGTCTTCAGAACTTGAAGCATTGAAACAGAAGGTAATCGAAAACCAGAAGAACTCCGGTCAGGTTGCTTCCGGCAGAACGATAGCCAGCATGAAGGTAGAGGTTACGGAGGATGGCGGTGTTCTGTGGGGACGTAGCCCGTTCGGGACGCTGGAGACCGGACGAAAACCGGGTAAGGTGCCGGCAGGATTCTGGAGGATAATCCGGCAATGGATGGATGACAAGGGCATACAGGTGCAGAAGCCTGATTCCTTTGCTTTCCTTGTGGCGAGAAAGATAGCCAATGAAGGGACACAGCTCTTCCGGAATGGCGGTAGGGATGATATTTATTCTCCTGAAGTGAAGGATACGGTAGAAAGGGTATCGCAGGGTGTCGGTATTCTGTTCGGGAGTGAAGTGGAACATATAAATCTTAATTTCAATGAGAACGGGAACTATTAACGGATGCAGCATCAAATATCCGGATGAAGTGGTATTCTGCTTTAATCCGAATGTGATTACAGTGAATACCTCAAGTGATGTCACTTTTGTAATATCTTCTGATAGTGGAGGTTCCGGAGGTGTATTCGATGCCACATTTGACAAGACGTTTACGATTGTGAAGAGGCCGTATTTTTCGGATAATCGTGATGAATATGAAAGTTATGTTGAGCTTGATATATCCGCATATATACAAGCATGCTTTGACATCAATAGGAGCGGAGGAATGGTGGAATCAAAGGTTATTCATGTGAAAGTGTCCATATCCGGTGAATCTTTCTCTTTCGATGTAACTGCCATATGGGGAGCTATGAATATCGGTGAGCAGTTTGATGCTCCACGTACCGTAGTACATTTTACGAAGTATCCATTTACGGTAACGATATTTGACCAGATGATTAAGCATGTGAGTCCTTCTGACGTACCGGAATATGTAAAAGTCGTGGAGGATGATTCTGAAGATGGTATTTATTTGCGCTGGATAGACCGTCATGGATTTTACCAATACTGGCTTTTCCAGGAAGGGTCAAACGAAAATAAATCTGAGGAATATGGAGAGCATCTTATGGAAAACTTTTATGGGAGCAAGTATGGGTATTACGGCGTATCCAGAATTCAGGGAAAGACTACCGAGGGAACTAAAAAGGCATGTGCGTCATTGGTTTCTAAGGAGATATTCAACATGCTGCTTTCAATACATTCTTCTCCTCTTGTCGATATGTATGTGGATGAGACCTGGGTTCCGGTTGGTATAAAAGCTGATACGGCTGTTGATTCAGGTGAGCACCTGCAGGATTTTGAGATAACGGTCATATTGCCAACTATTATTTCGCAGAGCTTATGAGAGATGAATTATATATTGACGGGACGAAAGTGGATATGGGGGAGTCCGGTGTTTCTCTTGAATACCGTAGCAATATCCTGACTGATATTAGCAAGATTGTAAGTAATTTCAGCTATACGATTAAGCTGCCGAAGACAAAGAATAACCTTCGGCTGATAGAATGTGCTCATATACCCAGTGCAGTGAGCAGCTTCCCATATCTTCCTCATGTAGGTACTTTATTACGTGACGGTGTGCAGATCGTTGATGGAGCCAATGTGGTATTGATGTCAGTAAGTGACACTATAGAGATTGCGCTTTCATGGGGAAATATTCAAGGTTTTGAAAATATCCTCAATAGTGATAAGACTTTAAGAGACCTGACGGCGCTTCCACTGAGTGGAGCATGGAGTTATTGGTGGAAGTTGAGGACACCTGATATGGACCATCCTATGGTTAATTATGGGTTCAATGATGCAGAGGAAGGCGTATGGTATCATCCTGTAATTCCGGTAAGCGAACTTATGCGGCAGATAGCAACAGATAATGGGATTAGCTTTGAATATGATAGGGAAAGTGTATTGGCTGAAATAAGAATACCTTTACTGACAAAAAACGGTTCACCTGAACAGTCAGAAGAATGTAGTCTTATTCTTGTACCGAATGGTATGGGCAATTCAAGCGATTCAGGGAAGGAAATACTATTTGAACGTATAAGTGTTAGTAATTATTTCTTTTCTGCACTTTTAGGAACTGGAGCTGGTGGTTCGTTTACAGCGGGAGTAATCAATAACTTTGTAAATACTAAGTATTCTGTATCATGGAACTTGACGTGCTCAATATCTGGGACGATACCTGAAGAATTGTATCTTGTTATGAGTATTGGAGGAACTGAGATAATGTCAGCATCTCCATATAGCATTAACGGAAGTAAGGTGGCTTTTAATCTTAATGGTACTACCGATATAGTAGGTAAATATGGTAATGTTGACGGTAGAATAAAATTTTTCATTAAAGGACTTCAAGATGTGAATGTAGTATCTGAATTGTCTGGGGATATGACATTGGCACCTGATTCAGAGGTAACGGCTTATGATGGAGATGGATATAATAACAGATACTATCATATACCAAATCTTCCGGATATTAAGCAGATGGACTTTTTGAAAGCTATTACTGCAATGTTGGGACTCTTTGCCGTGCCAAAATCGGATGGTACAGGAATACGCTTCTTCTCGTTTGATACTATTTTAGAAAATAAATCAAAGGCTGTAGACTGGAGTATGAAGATTGTATGTGCATATTATGGTGATTTGCCAAGAACAATATCATACAGTCTTAACGGGTTTTCCAAGAACAACTGGTTTAGGTATAAGGAAGATGATACAGTCAAAGGCAACTATGATGGAAAGATAGTTGTAGAGAGTGAATCGTTGGATGATGAAAGAGACGTGATAACACTGCCGTTTGCCGCTTGTGATTATTCAGGTAACATGGTAAGCATTCCTTTATATTCCTATAATTCGGAAGGAAAGCTGGAAATGAATGATATAGAACCACGTCTTATATACCGTTCAGGAAATGATGGTACGATAGCTTCATTTAAGGAGTTGGAGTGGGGGACGTTATTGTCTAAGTATTACAGTTCTTATCAGGATATTGTGAAGCATCCTAAAGTAATTTCAGAATATGTCAGATTAAGTCCTGTAGAGCTTAAAGAGCTGGATTTGACAGTACCAGTATATCTTCGACAATACGGTTCATATTTTGCGATTGTGAAGGTGAAAACCAAGGAGAATAATATATGCGAAGTTGAATTGTTAAAAATATAGTGTTATGGCGGATAAGGTGGAGAAAATCCTTGACATCAAGGTGAATTACAATGAAGCTGTAAAGGCGATAGCGGAATACCAGACAAAGATTGATGCGGCCAGAGATGCAGAAAAGAACCTGAAAAAGCAGTTGAAGGATGGGGAAATATCCCGTCAGCAGTATAACGAGGAGATTGCTGCGTCAAAGATTGCCATTGCAGATTATAATGATGCGATACGTATCATCAACAAGACAGTACAGAATCAGATTAAGCAGGAGAAAGAGCAGGAGGGGAGCCTGAAAGCACTACGCGCTGAGCTGTCTAATTTGACGGCTGAATATGATGCTCTGTCGGAAGCTGAAAGAAAGGGTGCCAGTGGTGAGGAACTGAAAAATAAGATAAACGAGGTTACGGATGCTTTGAAAGGTGGAGAGGAGGAAACGCAGAGGTATTACCGGAATGTGGGTAACTATGAGGAAGCGATTAAGAGTGCGGTTTCAAGCAATATCCCGTTTATTGGAACATTAATACAGACTCAGGATGAGATGGGAAGTGTGAAGGCAGGTGCTGTGGCTGCAGGTGCTGCCGTGAAGAATTTCTCAAAGACACTTCTTGCATTGTTGGCCAACCCGATTGTAGCTATTCTTACTGCGATTTCCGTGGTGATTATGGCTGTAGCTAAAGGTATTAAATCGAGTGAGGAAAATACAAGCCGATGGAATGCTGTTCTTGCTCCATTGAAAATGGCTTTGGATGCCGTGGGTAAAGTGCTTCAGATTGTGGCAAGTGGAATACTTTCTGTTGTAGAAGCTGGTGGTAAGATGATGGGATGGATTACCAAGCAGCTTGAAAAACTTCCGGTACTTGGTAAATATGTGGCAGAGGTGAACAAGGAGAATGAGAGATACATTGCTATGGCAAAGGAGCAGGCGGCAATAGACAGGGATACACGAAACCTTCAGGTGCAGAATGCAAAGAATGCTCTTCAGATAGCTACTTTGAAGGCAAAGGCTGACGATGAACTGAATGTGTCTGCAAAGGAACGTATGGAAGCTATCAGGGAAGCTAACAGACTGGAGGAGGAAGCCAGCAAGAAGAACTACGAACTGGCCAAGAGAAGATATGAACTGATGGTACAGCAGAATGCGATGGCTGAGAACACTAAGGAAACTAATGATGCTATTGCTCAGGCTGAGGTGGAGATGTATAATGCGTTGACTGAGTATCAGGATAAAAGGGGTGAATTGCTTGGTCGTGAGGTGTCTTTGGCAAACGAAATAAAGTCGGCTGAAAAGGAAAAATCGGATGCGGCTATTGCTGCAAAGCAGAAAGAATTGGAAGCGGTAAGAGCGGCAGAGGATGCCATGCTGGCTCTTGTGAAAGATGGGCGTGATAAACAAAGTAAGGAGATAACCTTACAGTATAATCGTCAGATTGAGGATTTGCGTACGAGGCTGAAAACAGAGACAGACCTTACTGTAAAAGCCCGCCAGGCTATCAACGACCAGATAAAAGCTCTGGAACAGCAGAAGGCTGCTGAGTTGCAAAAGCTGTCTGAGGAGGAATTACAGAAAGAGATAGACAACCGTACCAAGCTTATTTCCTTACAGCTTGAAGCAGTAAAGAAAGGTAGTGAGCAGGAATATCAGTTGAGGATGCAGCAGCTACTTTCCCAGCGTGATGCCGAGCTTGCTGACAAGGAACTGACCGAGCAGATGAAGCTTGCCATCGTGGACAAGTATGACAAGCAGATGGACGATCTGATATTACAGCGTGAGCAGGAAATATCGGATAAGCAGCAGGAAGCCGTCAGACTGAGAATGGAGAATGAAATCATGCAGCTCCAGCAGTCCGGTGCAAGTGAACTGGAAATACTTCAGGAACAGGCTTCGCAGAAATTAGAGTTGTTGAACAGCATACAGCAGCAGGAAGGGGAGAGTGAACAGGAGTTCCTTAACCGTAAGCTTCAGGCTAATCAGGAATATATCGATGCGAAGAAGGCCATTGCAGACAAGGAGGTTGAGATAGAGCAGGTAAAATTTCAGGCAATAGAGACAATAACATCAGGTCTTTCATCCGCCTTTGAAACATTGGGTGAAAATAACAAGACTTTTGCCATACTCTCAAAGACACTGGCTCTTGCTGAGATTGCCATCAATACCGGAAAGGCTCTGGCTGCCGGTATAGCGCAGGCTCAGTCTGTCCCGTTCCCGGCTAATTTGGCAGCTATCGCAACAACGGTGGCAACGATACTTTCTAATATTGCTGTAGCTACAAAAACGGTAAAAAGTGCTAAATTTGCAACAGGTGGTTTAGTCACCGGACCAGGTACCGGAACAAGCGACAGCATACCTGCACAGCTTAGTAATGGTGAGTCGGTGATGACGGCCAGAGCCACCTCGATGTTTGCTCCTTTGCTCTCATCATTCAATCAGATGGGAGGGGGAGTTCCTATCAACGTAACACAGACAAGTAGTCAGGCTCTCGGAGAGGACATGCTGGCCAGAGCTGTCGCCAAGGGAGTTCAGTCTATGCGTCCGGTTGTTTCGGTTGAAGAGATAACCAGTGTGAGTAACCGTGTAAAAGTATTGGAGAATCTTGGTAATGTATGAACGTGTATGAATTTCTAAACACACATAAGGGAGTGATGGAGCAGTTACAGACGCTCCCGGTACAGCCGTCGGACGTGAGATACCTTGAACTTTACAAGGAATATAGCCGTCTGATGAAAGAAGGGCATAAGAAAACCTACGTATTGCAGTACCTTTCGGACGAATACAACGTGGATGAGAGGACGATATACAGGGTTGTAAAGAAGTTTTCCACGGAAGTGGATATGTAATTGTTTGAGGTGGGCAGCGGCTCACCTCTTTTTGTTTGAAAAATCGACTGACAAGGCGTGTCAGTGCTATTCCTTTCAAAAATTCTTATAGCCATATCGCGTTCACTACCTTTGTTTCAAACAATTACGAGATATGGCGAAATTATTTATCAACAAAGACATTGTAGCTGATACCGAAAAAATGGAAAACTGGTATCTGACTGGCGTTGATGGTATGTCCTTCTCTGATGTACAGGATTTTCTTGGATGGATTGCTCCGGATGACAATCACATTGATATTGAATTACACTCGTGCGGTGGCGATGTGGCTGAAGGATATGCGATATATGATGCTTTAAGGGCTACTGGGAAGGAAATTTCTGCTACTGTAGTAGGAAGATGTGCTTCAATGGCGACAGTAATTCTTTTGGCAGCTCCTATCGAGCGCAGAAAGATGTATCCGCACGCAAAGATTCTTATTCATTCACCTTATTGTCCTGGTGTAGAAGGTTCTCTTGATATTTCAGCGCTTGAATCATTAAAAGCTGGGCTGGAAGCAGAGCGTGAACGTATGATTTCAATCTATGTTGAGCGCTGTGGGGTTGATCGTGCGGTGATAGAGGAACAGATGGCTAAAGAGACATGGTTTGGTGGTGAGGTAGCCAAGCAACTTGGATTTGTGAGTGAGGTAATTATGCCGAAGTCAGCTAAAGTAGTATCTAACAATAAATTTATGGAAAAAAAAGAAAATGAAGTTACGGTAAGCAAGTCATTGCTTGACCGTATGCTGGCCAAGTTAGGCTATGCAAAAATCGAAGATGTTCCTGCGGTAGCGTTGGAGCTTACAACTGCAGGTGGCGACACATTGACAGTAGAGCGTGAAGAAGGTGAACCGCAAGTAGGTGACGCGGCAAGCCCGGATGGGGAACACGTAATGCCAGACGGGAAGACTATCGTAGTGACTGACGGCGTAATTACCGAAATCCGTGAAGCTGAAAGTGGAAATGATGATACAGCAGCATTGGAGGCACGTATCGCAGAATTGGAACAGCAGGTTTCTGACTTGACAGCCAACGCCAAGACAGAGGATGATGTCAGAATCCTGGATGCAGTGGCTAAGGCTGGAGGAATTGAAAAACTGACTAAAGCGGCCGCAAGCAAGTACACTCCTGCAGGACGTACAACGACTTACGGAAAGAAGCAGGAAGTTAAGCATGAAAGCAAGATTGAGAAGAAACTTGCTGAGATTAGAGAAAAGAACAAACAGAAATTTAATAACTAAGAATTATGGCAAAAGAAAGAATTACTTGGGAGCAGCTTTCGAATCTTACTCCAGGTAATGGAGCAGTACAGAGTCTGAGAGACTTGCTTATCATGACAAACTTCGTCGATGAGGAACTTGGACGGTTCTTCACTCTTCGTCAGAATGTGCATAATGGTGATAAGCTAGGATGGGTCGGAGAGATGGATGATATCGGTTGGGCAGGTTCCGGCTGTAATCCTGAATACAAGAAAGCAAACATCAACTTTGCGGAGAAGGAGTGGAAAATCGGTGATTGGCAGATTCCTTTGGAGTGGTGTTATGAAGAGTTACAGAATACAATCGCAGAATACTGTCTGAAAACTGGAACAGAAATCGCGGACTTGTCGTCTACTGAATACATGGATGATATCGTATATCCTGCTTTGGATTTGGCAGTTAAGCGCATGATGTGGCGATTCATCTGGTTTGGTGACACAGAAGCGCAGAATGCAACATCTTCAGGTCAGATTACAGATGGTGTGAATGTTGAGCTGTTCAAGACAGCAGACGGTTTTTGGAAACAGTTGTTTGCGATTGGTACAGCAAACGCAGGTCAGAAAGTTGCTATTGCTGCCAACGATGAAGCGTCTACCGCATTACAGTTCAGCAAGCTGAAAGAATCTGGAGTAGCAATCGGAATCTTTGACAGCCTGCTTGAAAATGCAGACTCACGTATCGCTTCAATGGATGGAGCTGGTATCTTCTGTACAAAGTCGCTGTGCGATGCGCTGGCAAAAGACCTGAAGCGTGAATACAAGGAAATCCTTGAATGGGAACAGATTTTCAAAGGTCTTGACGTAACAGAGTACAACGGTGCGTTTGTCTATCGTGTATCTATCTGGGATAGATTCATTCAGAAATATCAGAACAACGGTACTAAACTGAACCTTCCTCACCGTGCTGTATTTGGTTCTCCGAAACAGTTGTTTGTGGGTACTCCAGCTGATGACATCATTTCAGACCTTGACATTTGGTTTGACAGAAATACCAGAACTAACAAGCTGTATTCTACCGGAAAATTAGGATGCCTTATTGGGGAAGATAACTTGTTCCAGTTGGCTTATTAATGAAAGGAGGAGTTATGTCAGGAATCTGTGACTATGCAATAAAAAGGGACATCGTGGCAAGCTGCGATGACCCGCTCGTTCCTGGAGTAGAGCAGGAAGGCGTTATCATGAACCGGAAGGACATAGATTTCGCTACAGTAGCATTCAATGCAACGCGTAAGAATGTGATTGAAACGCTTGCCTTGAAGAAAGGAAAGAAAGCCTATAAGGTTATTGTGCCTGGAAGCACTCCGTTTACCGGGACGAACACGGCACTTGCTGTCGGTACCTATCAGAATACGTTTACCAATACGGTGAACATGGTGATTCTTGCCAATGACCCGGACGTGTGTGCGGACATTATTGACGGGCTGGCAAACGGTGAATATGTGGTAATCCTGGAGAACAAGGCGAAGAACTTGCAGAAGGAAGAGAATCCGGGTGATTCTGCATTCCAGATTTACGGTTATTACCAAGGCTTGAAGGCTGCCGAAATCAGCAACGACAAATATTCGGAAGAAACCGATGGTGGCTGGTCAGTATCCCTGCAGGAAACAAAAGTGCCAAAATCTGCTTTGTTCCTTTACAAGACAGACTACGAGACTACCAAGACGGCCATCGATACGTTGACATCTCCAGCAGCTTGATATGGAAGTGATTGATGTGGTTAATAGGTTGAAGGAGTTGGGAAGCATTGCTTCCCTCTCTTCTTCTGACAAGGCAGAGATTGAAAACCTTTATGCGCTTGTCCTTGATAAGAAGTTTGTCCGCACATCTTGTAGCGACTGCTATCATGATGCGGTGATAGAAATGAGTGTTTACCTTAACAAGAACGGAAAGATGAAAGAAAAATCAGAATACGGCTTGAAGAACGGTGTTCTCCTGCAGATGGGATTTGGCAGTAGCGAAATGTATACGAATGCTAACCTTACTGATGAAGCAGCGGAGAAGTATCTGGCGAAATACCCGGACAACATTAAGTATTTCTCAAAGAAACCCGATGACTGGGAAGAACGTGTAAAGTCCAGAAAGGACGGAAATGTGGTGATTAATGACGAGCTTGTCTCTCTCATGGTGGAATCTATGAAGGATGGAGTTTCAAGCAAATCAATTCAGGAAGAGTTCAAGGGTTATAAAATCTCCGGAAAGGCTATTACAAAAAAAGCCATGACAGCTCACGTAAACAAGGCTCTGGAAGTATTTGCTGATATGCAGGAGAATCCGGAAGAAAGTGAAGGAGGCAGTGAGAATGGGGATGATAATGAGTCTACTGATGGGCAGACCGATGAAGACGGAGAAGCGGTAGAAGGCGCTGAATAAATTAAAACCTCACGGAATTATGAAAGTAAAGGAGCTTAGAAAGAAGAGCAGTGTAAGGGTAGATATACGCTATTTGCAGCAGCTTGGAATACAGTCTTATGGGGATGACAACCTCTATCCGCAGACGGTAAGAAATATCATTGCAGCGAGTTCTACCGGAAGTGAATGTGCTGACCGTTTCGCGGATTTCATTGAAGGTAACGGATTCCGTGAGGTCTCTTTTTCGGAGTATGTGGTAAACCGAAAGGGAGATACGGCTGATGACATACATTCTCTTGTTTGCCGGGATATGGCTGACTTCAATGGGATTGCCATTCATGTAAATTACAACATTTTGGGCCAGATTGTGGAAATTCAGCATGTCCCATTTGAAAACTGCCGTCTGGTGGAGGAGGATGATAACGGATATGTAGCTAAGATTGCCGTGCATCCTGACTGGAGTGGTACGAAAACCAGGAAAGGGAAGAAGATACGTGTAGCAAAAGAGAATATCGACTACATTGATGTGTTCAATCCGTTGAAATCTGTTGTTTTGGCGCAGATTGAAGCTGCTGGCGGGATAGAATACTACAAGGGGCAGGTTCTATGGGTATCCATGGCCGGAAAACAGACTTATCCGGTAGGTAAATCTGACCGTGTAATTACTGAGATGAGCACGGATGAAGGGCTTTCCAACGTGAAATTCAGGAATGTGCGCAATAATTTCCTTCCGTCCGGTATGGTTGTCACTAAGAAAGGCTCGGATATTGTCAGATACGATGAAAAAGGTAATGAAATAAAGATTTCGGAGGATGACGGATTTTCTGATAGCCTTGTCAAGCTTCAGGGGGATACAAATTCCTTGAAACTTATAGAGGTAACGCTTGAAAATGATGAAGAAAAGCCTGAATTTATCCCGTTCACTACACAGAATTATGATAAGGAGTTTACCGTTACGGATGCAAGTGTGGTGGAGCGCATTTATTCCGCCTATGGTCAGGAGCCGTGGTATTGTATTCGTATCGGGAAAGTGGGCTTTTCCGGCGATATTTTGGAAGATGCCTTTGAATACTATAATTCTATTGTCAGCAAGCAACAGCGTTTAATAGAGCGCACGTTTGACCGTATTTTCCGCAACTGGTATGAGGTGGCAAACCCGTCAATGGATTTTAGTGTACAACCATTAAAGTATATAAGAAATGCAGCAGTATCTGATAACAACGCTTGAGGTCGCAGATTTGTCACGTAGCATGTCCGTACATGTGGATGAAGATAAGATAGATACGTATATACGTGAATCGGAGAGTATTGATATAAAGTCAGCTCTTGGTGATGCATTTTATCTGGATGTGAGGGAACATCCGGAGAAGTACGCGCTTCTTCTTGATGGTGGAACGTACGAGGACAAGTGTGGAGAGAAAAAGATATTCATGGGTATTAAAACGGCGTTGGCATATTATACCTATGCACGGATCGTGAAGAACGGTGATTTGAATGTGACTAGATACGGACTTATGCAGAAGGAGGATGAATACAGCAGCCGTCCGGACATCAAAGAGAAGGTGATGGCTTATAATGATGCGTTTTCCATTGCTGACAGATACCTGAAGGAGTGTGTAAGGTTTCTTGAAGAGAAAAAGGCTGATTATCCTCTTTACAAGGGAAGCGGAAAAATTAAAGCAAACAGGACTGTATTTAGAATTTTAGGAGATTAATATGGATAGTATCGAGATGCTAAAGGAGTTGTCTTTGCTTATTCGTAATGCTACGAAAAGCGGAGAGAATACGGCTGAACGGGTGGGTAGAACATTTGTTGGCATAGTCGATATTTTATCAACTGTTACCCTTGACAAGCTAAGGAAGATATTTTTGCAGAAGGATTGTGAGGATGAAACGAAGTATCTTCTTAAACTCTTGGGAGGTATTATATCTCCTTTCCTGGAGTCGCCCGACTTCGTAACCGGAATGATGGGTGCTGGTATGTCATTCTCTTCAGAAAAGGGCGGCGAGTCTGTCGGATGGATTGACAAACTGTACGTGCGCAAGAAAGCTATCTTCCAGTTACTTTCAATAATGGAGACCGAGCTGGCCGGAGCTTCCTTCATGTTCAACGCCAGCGGGGCCAGAGCAACGATTACTAAGGTCGAGTTTATAGAAAAAAAGGGAATTCGTTTCAAGGATGGTAAAGGAGTCAAGTTCTCAGACGGGAAAAGAGGTTACTCATCTCCTGGAACTTATGGTTCTGTTTATCGCTGTTACTTCCTTGCAGATGATGGTGAGAAAGCCATAGAAAATCGTTTTAAGCCAGGGAATTTAGTACGCTCACAGTCCTTTAATATTAAGGAAGGCGCGTATGACGGCGTATCCAATCACTATTGGTGGCGTCTGGTGGAAAATGTTGGTGATAACTGGATAGATGTATCCGTGAATCATTGTGACGAAGGAAGCGATATACCCAAAGTGGGTGACGTGATGGTACAACTTGGAGACATAGCCGACCCGGACTATCAGGCTGCAATCGTGTTGTCTGCATATGGAGATGGTGCGCCATATCTGACATTCTATCAGGGGATAAGTTCTTACTCCCTCTCCGGGAAAGATATAGTTTCAATCGGATATAATCGTCTAACTAAAGAAGGATACTTTAATGTTTATGGAAAGACATATATCGGTAATAGGGACAAGACAAATTATATCAGACTTGCTTCTGGAGAAATAGAGGTACGTGCAGCAAGAATATTGTTGTCAAATGGTGAAAGCGTTGTAGATGTAGCAGAGAAAAATATCTCAATTAAACTTGGTGCTACGGGTATTGACATCGAAAAAAATGAGATTGTTATTTCTTCAGATAAGTTTAAAATTAAAAGTTCTGAAGGGAAAGGAATAGCCGTGTTTACGGTTAAAAATGGGAAACCACTTCTTCTTACAGAGTGCATAGATGTAAACTCGTTAAAAGTGAAACATCTGGATGGTGCAGACGGTACATTTTCGGGTGAACTGGAAGCCGCTAAAGGTACTTTTTCCGGAAAAATATCTGCCGATGGTGCTAAGATTGGAGGGTTCACTATAGACAATGGTTCCTTGAATTGGAAGGGAAGGGATTTTTTCGGCAATGATAGCAGGAGTATACGGATTGGTGTTCCTACGGATGATAACAGTGGTATGATTGACATAAATTTCAATGGTGCGACTGACGGGAAATTTGGGGTTAAAATAATTGGAAGCAATGACGGTGGAGCATGTATCTATGCTTCAAGGAACGGTACTAGCAAGCCACATAGTTCTAATACTTATGCCGGATATTTTGACGGAGGAGTACATGTGAACGGAAATCTTTATACCAATACGATATTGTCTAATGAGTTTGGTACCGGATGGTCATTGCAAGCCGATGGCTCATATACATACAAAAAAGGAGTAACGAGAACAATATCATGGACTATACAGAATGGCTCGATACCTTCAAGATATAGCCTGGTTTTTGAAAATGGAATTTTAGTTGATTAATCATGAAAATAGATTTTAAGAAATTTAAGAAGTACACGAAGATAGATAAATCCGATTTCGTGGAGATTGATGTCAGAGAAATGTTTGCAGATAACATTTACAATGTGACAGGAGTTGGTATTGCTGATTTAAAATTGGCTGAGAAAATTTTTTCAAGCGATGACAATACTGAATATTCAGATGATGAAGTTAACAGGGTAAGACATCATGCAGCGTCGCTTCTTCCATGGTTTCTTGCTGGGCTTAATGATGCAATGAGATAATTATAATATACAATGTTGGTAATATCATTAATAACTATAAATTAAAAACAATTATGGCAGCAGAAGAAGATTTTGTATTAAGCTTTACAGGTGAAGAAACTGACAATCTATTGAAACATACAGAAAGTATGAAGAATCAGACAACGGAAGAAGATGGTGAAACGGTACAGGTGTACGATACAAACGGCGTTCCGCATAAAGTGTCGAAAACGGAACTGCTGAAGAAGTCTACACTGGCTCTCCCTGCTTTGGAAGACATATCCAGTTTTGTCGCTATTAACGCAGCCGGAAATGCCGTCGGAGTAATGACAAAAGAGCAGGTTGCGTCAGTTCTGGCGGAACTTATTGGAACGGCTACTTTAAAAAATGATGGATTAATGTCAAAATCAGGTTTCCTGAGTGCAATTGGATTAAATTTGAAAGGTGATGCCAATAACGTAAAAAACGGAGTTTATAAATTTGACTCACAACAGGACAATATGCCTGTGAATTATGGCATATTAGTGGCATTTTCTTGTGACGGATGGATTCGTATGCAATTATGTGCAGGTGGAGATAATGGATTAGCATATATAAGAATGCATTATAATAGTTGGACATCATGGAAACAACTATAATATTAATTTCCGAAGAGAATACTTCAGCTCGATAGAAGAAACATTCCCAGCCTTGTATGTAATCTTATATTTGTCAGTTCCGGTTCTGGATACCTCTATCGTAACGTTGCTCGTGTAGCTATATTCAGACAGCTTAGTTACACCAGCAGCATATATAGAAGCCCATGCCAATATATACGTGGCTAAATACTCCGTATTACTAGCACTAGCACGAATTGAAAGTAAATATATACTTGCCGTGTTAGTTTCTCTTATTTCAACGGATTCCCCAACTTGAAGTATTGTTGTTACCGTGCTATTAATTCCAATAAGTTCCGCCAGGACTTATGGGTATGAATGAAAACAACTGAAATAAAGAAAGCTGTATTGAGAATTATTTGAGTGGTAGAAATTGGGTAGAAAATAGTAACTAGCTTGCTTATTCTACCCGGCTTCTACCAACTTACTGACAAGGCGTGTCAGTCGATTTGAAACCTTTTATTCTTTGTTCGTTTTTATATCATTTACCTTCGCTGAAAAAGGATGGTAAATGAGTAGTTTTGTGTGTGAAATAGTAGTTACGCCCATGAGCGTGTTCCATTAAGTTGGGATGCGCTTATGGGCATTTTTTGTTTAATCTAAAACCTTAGTAAGATGAAAAGATTCGTTTTCATGATGGTCGCACTGCTGATGTGCGTAGTGAGTGTTTTCGCGGAGACTTCCGTTAGTGTAGAACCTTCCGTTCCGGAGTTCCTGACCGGATTTGCCAGCTTCACCGGGCTTGTTACGGTCGTGGTTCCTGCTGTAGTAGGATTTATCGCTTCGAAGCTATCCAATCCTATGAACAAGTGGGTGACTATGTGGGTGGCAGCAGTTGTCGGTATGCTTGTTACTTTTTTCAGCTGGTGGATGAATCTCGGTTTTCCTCCTGCAGATGCAAGTGTCTGGGTTGTGCTGATTGATGCGTTATTTGTCGCCCTGGCATCTACTGGTATCGTGTCGGTTGTAACAAGTGAATGGCTGTCCAGGTTGTTCGGTGGTAAGGTAAATAAGGAGTGATGCAGAACCTTATAACCGTCATAGCCCCGCAGATTCTTGTTGCCGGGGCTTACTCCTTTGTAGGAGAGATAAGAAGCGTTGTCTTTGAGCTTCGCTGGATGCTGGTCTTCATTGTAGCCATGATTATAGCGGATTTTGTCCTTGGTATCATTGACAGCGTGGTCAAGCGAGGAGAGGATTTCCGCTTTTCCAGAGCAGGCCGCCGAACGATGTGCAAGTTCATCGAATATAATTCGTATTTAGTGTTGGGATTCGGTTTTGGTGTTGCTATTCTCCAGCCTGTAGGTATTTGTTCCTATACGACATCGTCAATGTGCGGACTGGGGATAGCTATTGTATTTGAATTTGATTCAATCATGGAACATGTATGTGAAATTCACGGAATCAAGAACAAGGTTTCCATTAAGCGCCTGCTGGTGGGCTACATTAAAAAGAAGTACACAACGGCTGGCGAAATTATCGAAAAAGTTACAAAGGATGAAGAAGACAGATAGACGCCTGATAGCGGAAATCATCTACTCCGTAATCATAATATTACTTATGACAATAAGTTTCATGACCTAGTTGATATGAGAAAGATAAGGATAGGGAAAGATATATACTTCACCTGGCAGATACTCACGAACAAGGAGCCTGTTCCACTGGAAGGAAGGGACTTGAAACTCATGCTGAAGAATCCTCTAGGCAGATTTCTCGATTTCCATTTTGAGATATACCAGGGAAACAAGCTGAAATTTACTTTTCATGGAACGGACCACAAACACCTTGGTACGTATTCGCTGACTTTGTGGGAGAACTATGGTAAGGAAGGACAGACTGCCGTTGACATGTGTGAGGCTTTCAGGCTTGTTGCAACAACTTGTGAAGAGGACAGCATAAGTGTCCCTAACCTTGAAATGGCCACCGTCAACCTTGGTGCTTCTTCCATTGACATATCAACCGGTGGAAGCATTCCCATTCCTGATGCGCCAAAAGACGGGAAGATATACGGCCGGAAGGATGGAGAATGGGAGGAGATAACAGAAGCAGTATGGAATGAAGAAACAAACAGTTAAAATCAGACTTTTATGGCAACAACAAAATTAAAATTCTACAGGGGCTTAAAGGCCCGTTATGATGCAGCGTCAAAACATCTGGATGCTATCTATTTTGCAACCGACACCAAAGAACTGTTGATGAACGGTGTGAATTATGGAGGAAGCGGTGTCACAGATGTCAGTTTTGACAAAGGCAGCAATAAACTTATCGTTACCAAATCATCAGGCAAGACCGAATATGATCTGACGGAACTCATCAGGTTCAAGACATCATTGCCAGACAGCCTTGCCACTCCTTCGAAACTGGGAGGTCTTCCGGCTGGGACAAAGGTCGAGACCTTGAAGACAAAGACGTTGAGCCAGATTTTCGAGGATATTCTCTTTGAGGAAATCCAGCCGACGGTACAGGCACCAAGTGCAACAATATCATTCAAGTCTCCTTTTACCGCCAACAAGATTCTGGAGGTTGGTGAAAGCGCACCTACCGCAGAACAGATTCAGACAGGATTTAACCGTGGTAATTGTACGGTTGTTGGCCAGACAAACAAGAACCGTGCAGGAGAACTTATCTCCGATGACCAGTCTTTCATCTATGTAGGAAACAGTACAAGCAACAAGACATTGCCGACGAAAGTTACACTCGGTACGATGCAGTACAATTACCAGGCTCATCATGGCGCAGGTGACACATTGCTGACTTCCAAAGGGAACAAGGCAACAGTTTCACCTAACCCACTTCCTGTAGGTATAGTTAAATCGGGAGCAGTGTATCTTTATGGTACTTATCCGTATTTCTGTAACGGTGCATCTGCATCAAGTTCAGCCGGTGATACCAATTTCCCAAGCACTGTTACTCCTGATACGAAACTGCCTTTACAGAAATGGACCGATACTCTTATTGGAGCGAAATTCGCATCCGAGGCAAGCACAGGCAAGCGTCTGGAGTTCTATTTCCCGGCAACAAAAAATGTTACAAAGGTAGAGTTCTACAACACTGTTTCCGGCAAATGGGAAGTGTTTGGCACTGACAAGTACACTACTTCGGATGCAGGGAACAAACAGGTACAGGGAACGGACGTTGCCTATAAGAAGCTTACCACTACAGGAGCTATGTCCGGTGCTTTGCAGCTCCGTTTCACTGTTGCAGATGCTGGAAAAAAGTTGGTCGATGAACCTGACACATACAACGGCGAGGAAATCACGGATGAAATAATAGCGATGCTTGCACGAAACAGCCGTGAAGTTCCTTTCATCTCTCCGATGAACAGTGTAATGCCTATGGCTGCCGCTACTGGTAACCGTCCTGCCGGAGTTGCCGCATTTGCAGTGAATTTCGAGCCGGGTGGTCAGGCTCCGCTTGATGCCCGTCAGCTCGTGCCGAACAAGACAGACCTTATTGCGGCTGCTACATATTCGGGGAAAAATACCTATAATGGAATGTTGGTTGTTGTTGGAAACAACGGAGACGGCCAACCTGCCCTTTATGTTCTGAAGGATATGACAAAAATCACTCAGGCAGACTATAGCGGCTGGCTTCGTCTTGACGTTGGTGCACAGACTCTTATCCAGATTATCAACGACCTTACAACAGGTGGGACTAATAAGGCACTTTCCGCCGAGCAGGGTAAAGTTCTGAAAGGTCTGGTTGACACACTGACAAACAAGGTCAACGCGCTTGGTGCCGTATATGTGCCAAAGGGTACTCTGGCAGACCTTAGTGCCCTGAAAGGGGTGTCTTCTGTATCGAAAGGCCACGTATATAACGTTACGGCAGAAGTTACCCTGAACGGCAAGAAATATCCGGCTGAAACGAACTTCGTCTACATCGGAGAAACGGCCAATCAGGCAAGTGTGGAAACCAACTGGGATTCCTTGGGTGGTACGGTCGATTTGACAGCGTATGCAAAGAAAGCTGACCTCGAAGGATTTCTTACCGAAGAGGATTTGGCTGGATATGCCAAGGCTGTAGATGTGGCGAACACCTATGCCACAAAAGCTGCACTGAGTGAGGCTATCGAAGGGCTTTCCTCCACTTATGCGACCAAGGCTGAACTGACCAGCTATGCAACGAACGAGACTCTGAAGCAGTATGCCACTAAACAGGATCTTGATGATGCGTTTGCATGGAATGAGGAAACCGAGTAATAATATGTGGGGGCTTTGTATCAGAGCCCCCCATAAATCCCAATGACATGGCGAAAAAGAGACTCAACAATTATTTGAAATATGCCACCTTCAAGAAAGAACTGGAAGCCGGTAACATATTGCCTGATTCCGTTTCCTACATCAAGGAGATACGGGCTATCTATACCCATGGGGAATATTATGGCAATGGCTGCATATCCAGCGTGAATGCTGGTACGGGTGAGGTCAGTGCCGAGCTTCTTCCGAACATGTTCCATGTGTTCGGAGAAGTATCCGTACTTAACGTCACATTTGGAAAAGGCTTTCCAGGCATTGCCAATGAGTACATGTTCCAGTTTTCAAGTGGTGTTACGCCTACCGTCCTGAATCTTCCTGAAGGTGTGAAATGGATAGGAAGCAGTGTTGTCAGGGCCAACAGGACGTATCAGGTAAGTATTCTTAATAATATAGCTGTGATGGGAGGTGCTTTATGAGTTTGTTAAGACGCAGATTGCTTATACTGGCGGCCATGAATAATGGACTGCCTAATATGCCGGTTCGGTTTAAGACCGGCGAAAGGGCTGTATTCAGTGACGGGAAGCATGGATATTTTTCGATGGACAGAAGATTTGTTCGTGATAAGAACATGTCACGAATGTATTTCAAAGACGGGAAACGGATTAGTGTGCTGAAGAAAAGGAACTGAACTAAAATAAAATAGGAGTGCCACTGCACTCCTTGTAATAAATTTTTTATTAACCATCCTACCATTGGCAGAACTCCACAAATATAGATGTAATTTTATTATGAACAAAATAGATTCAATAATAATTCACTGCTCAGCCACACGTGCCGGGCTGGACATAGGTAAAAAGGAGATTAATCAGATGCACGTATCCCGTGGCTTTCAGTGTATTGGGTACAACTACGTTATCCGGCTGGATGGTACGGTAGAAGTTGGCCGTTCGCTCACTATTGACGGGGCGCACTGTAACAGTAAGGGATTCTCAGGTGTGTCATATAACAAACATTCAATAGGTATCTGCTATGTGGGCGGTCTGGACGCGCACGGTAAGGCAGCCGACACCCGAACGCCGGAACAGAAGAAAGCGCTGGCCAAGTTGATTAAGGAACTTTGCGGAAAGTACCAGATTGTGGAAGTGTTGGGCCATCGTGACACATCGCCTGACCTGGACGGAGATGGAATCGTTGAACCTGAAGAATGGACAAAGATGTGTCCTTGCTTCGATGTGCGTGCGGAATATCCTTTTATCCCAGAAATCGTTGTGAAGCCATGAACTACCTACCATATCTTTTAATAGCTGTACTGGCTTTCTGTTTAGGTTGGTGCAGCCGTTCGCCAACTGAAGGCAATATCGGGAAGTCTGATACCGTTACATCGGTACATATAGTTACAAAGGTAGATGTGGATACAATGTACATTCTTTCTCCGCAGCCTTATCTTGCCTGGATTGATAACTCAGACACCATTCATGCGAGCGACACCTGCTATCATCTGCGTGAATATAAGGAGTACCAGGATAGCAATTACTACGCAAAGGTTAGCGGTGTGGCTCCACGTCTTGATGAAATCCGGGTGTATCCACGAACCATCTACCAGACTGAATACATTTACCGTGACATCGTACAAAAAAACAAACGCTGGGGGCTTGGTCTATCTGCTGGCTATGGTATCGGTAGAAACGGGTTGTCTCCTATCTTGGCGGTAACGGTAAACTACAATTTATTTCAATGGTAATTCCCATTTGCTATTTAACAAAAAAATATTGTTAGTTTTGTAACTTAAAATCGAATTATTATTTACATTTGTCTCGTTGTAAAAAATAATAAAACTATGGCTGATTTTAAGGATTTAGAACTGATTAAAAGCTCAAAAGAAACAGAGATTGTTAATTGTAATATTTTGGGTGTAAAAGTTGCGACAAATGGATATTGTGGTGGCGATTCCGGGCATGGATCAAGAACCTATTTTAGATTAGAGGATTTAGCTTCAACTGATATTAATATTCGTTTACTCAAGGATAAAAGAGGAGTGGAAGTTATGTTAGGAGGAGATGCTGAATTAGAAACTTTCATACAGGCTTTAAGATGGGCTGCTGATAATTTGGAAGAAATGGCAAAAAAATAAAGTATCTAATATAAATGACTATCTTTGTCGTGTAGAAGTTTGCTTTTATTAGCAAACAAAAGCCCCGACCAGATTAATATCCGGAAGGGGCTTTGTTTTTCCAGATAAAATCCCCATCTTTGTATTGCGTTACATATTTTATTTGAGTCGAAACATGTGTTTCGGTCGTTGAGCAACTGACAATACATATTTGCCAGTTGCTTCATCATATACGGCTCACTCCCGTGTGGTAGCTTAATGGCATCACTGTATTCGACTCAAGAATATGTAACGCGACGGGTCAGTGGGTCGTTTTCTTTTCCCGCTGTAAAACGCTTTCTTATGGCACAGCAGCAATATACCTTATTTAAAAAGTTCATCGGATACGGGCATTATAAACTCATTATTGCCGACAAAGAGGGGAATCGTATGGAATCTGTTACCGGAGACATGGACTTGATAAGCCGATTATCTTCTGAGTTGGAGGAAGAAAGAGAAAAAGCCACTGAGGAAGCGATAAATTATGTGTTACAGGAATCTTAA